ATGTGGTGTCCGCATTTCTAGATTTACGAGATCTATAAATGCGGAGTAGGCCCTCTGTACTTCCCCTACCATTCGGAATGGGAAACCGGAGAGCATGCCCGCGATTTCGTCATCCGTTTTTGAAGGGAATAAATACTTCAGTGCTTCAATGCTATCAACCCCTAATTCCTGTAGGTTTCGGGTAAAGATAGACTGGTTGAGTTTATCCTGGGCCGTATCCTCATAAACCGGACCCATCCAACGCCAGTCTACAGTCCGATCACCATCCGGCGCTAATCCAAGAACACCATCAGGAACTTCCTTGGTTTCAATAGCTTGATCAATGGCCTTCTGTAACTTTTTCTCGTAAGTAACCTTTTGTTTTTCATACTTTTGTCGAGCAGCTTCATCGCTCGGATCCTCTGGTGGTACTGGATATTTAATTCCCGACGCATAAGCTAGGGATTTACGGAAGATTTGTTCTTCCTGGAAAATCATTAATTCGAAGCACTTACAAACGCCATAGGTATACAGCATTAAGCACTTCTTCTTGGCAGTTGCGCTTACTCGTCCATATGCAGATTTAATTTCAGTCGCGGTGACGTTAGTAATACTAAGGTCGTCGATACCACCCAAAGCAAGCCGGATCTCACTACGAAGCTGTTCGGAGTACCGAGCCTGATCCGTGCTTACAGCATTTGGAGTAATAAAACCAACACGATCGGTTGGCTCCAGGTTGGCGATCACACGGGGTACGCGCATACCGCTACCAGGACGACCGATGTAGCCAGGAGGTTGCCTAGTTACGTTGTCTTGTTTATACGTAGAGCTAGAAAGGAAGAAGTCCGATTGAAAACCAGATTCGCTCGCAATACTCGGACGTTGCGCAACATCATTATCACCGCTCTCGACAATATCTTGCTTAGGGCGCGAGGATAACAGAGTAGGATTTCCGAAGAAAGATAGGTTGGCACGGATATTTTTAACCATCTCATCGTGGGCGATGATTTGGTTGGCCATCCAATCAAACTCTCCGCTACCTTCGGTACCAAAGGCATCAGGATTGTTGAAGACTTCCACGCATGGAATAAACTCCATCGTGTTGACTACAGTCTTCTTGTCGAAGATGCCGTACTCGAGAGACGGCATATCAAAACTGATTTCCTGCTCGCTATGAAATTCTTCAATCTCCGTTGCAGTGATACGGAGACGCATATAGCGCTTATCGGTATTCAGACCAACACCCTGGAAGCCTTTGCTGGATTTGACCTTATATGGATAAATGATAATGACCTCTTCCAGGTCACCCTCAGGCGAATAGAAGGCTCGATACGAATCCTTGTCGAACCAGTACAGTCGGTAAGTTTTTTTAGTTGGGCGAATATAGAACAGGCCCTTGCCGTAGGTTAAAAAGCGATCCCAGATTGAATCCAGTCGGGCGTCAAGCTTGTTGAACTTGATTACCTGTTGGATAAAATCAAACCGCTGAGTACCGAAATTATCTTGAGCCGGGTAAAACTCTACGCCCTGACGGATGCCGAACATCCGCATCTGCGACAGGTGGGCATTGACCAGCATGGTATCGGCATGACCAGTACCATCACGGGTAATAACTGCCTTGAGGATAGCGTCGAGTGCTGATTTAGGACTATCGCTCATGAGTTAGATGACTTCAAGATTATTCTTCAATATCGTAGCCAGCAGCAATGCGTTTGAGTGTAATTGTGTCATCCTCAACTTCAACGTCGAAGCGTTCGTTCGGTTGAAGGGCCATATCGTGGCACAGTTCGTCGGGAAGAGGGATTACTGCGGAGCCGTAGGCGTCCTGCTCAAGCTCAATAGTGTAGTAGCTGGGGGACATTGGAAAAGGATTCTCCTAGTTTAGGTCCAAAATACTTTATCCCTATTTACTCCCAAATTTAAAATTCAAGCTCCAGTTTGCCTCGGGTCATTAGGCCGTTGCAAAGCCAAACAAGGGCGTCGACGCAGTCATCATGGGAGCTGACGCCAAAATTGACGATCTCATCAGTGAGGGGGCCAAATCGCCGATACTTGTTAAAAATAATCTTCCGCTGCTCAAAAAGACCCATAATGCCCCGGAAGCGTGCCACCTTGTCCCCACGAAATCCTTTGATCGCGTGCCAGTTCATGTTGTACAGACCGTGATCGCCTAGACAGATTCGTTTGAAGTCCGCCTCCAGAGATGCTTGGTAAGCCACAGCTTCCGACCAGATGTCAATGTTGCTGCCGGTTGGGAAATACCTATCGTTGTCTTTGTGGACAACACCCCATTCTTCCATCATCTCCATCAAGGCTTCCAATTTCTCTAAGTTCCCCATTATTCGGATTCGTTTGCAGTCGATAATGTGAATCTTTTGGCCTACTCGTCCGCCCATCACAAAGACGGTGTAGTCATTCTGTTCTCGAATTCCGGCGGACAGGTCAACACCAACGCCCAAAGAATCGAATTGGGTTCCGATCGTGCCTTTAACAATCAAGTCCGGGGACAGGGATAGCTCACTGGTTTGGACAATTTGATTCTGATACTGGAAGCTGAACGCAATTGGTGCCTGTCTTCGACGATCTTGTAGATACTCCAGGGACCAAAGGGCTGGCCAGTACGAGATTTCCTCACCCTCAGAATCTACAGTAATTGCTGATTGGACAATTTGAATCCAGTCATTAGCTGGAGTAAATGTCGAGTTGTGTATATCGTCATGCCGAAATCTGGTTCCCAAACAAATTGCTCGACCACCCTCAAACATGGTCGGCACAATAACCGAGTTCCAGTTATCTTCCATGGCGGCGCGAATATCTCTATTTTTAATGTCATCGGCCGACTTGATCGCGTCATCGATGATACAAAGGTGAGAACGCTTAGAGGTCACGGCACCTTTTAGACCGGCACAGCAAACCGTGAATTCTTCCTCACCGGTTGATTTGATACCTGCAAACTTCCAATCAATACTCCAATACTCGTTGGAGTTGATCCCCTTGGCAATTTTTACAGTTGGAAAAATTTCAGAGTAAGTTTTACTCTCTTCAATGATTCGCTTGATGGCAGCACTCTTGGGGCGAGCAACATCTACCGTGTACGAAATATAAAGAATCTTGAGTGGTTTTTTGGCGAGAGCGTGAATACCAATCGCCCAAGCCGTAAACAAACCTAATACCGTGGATTTTGCTGAGCCGCGTGGCGCCAGAATATCTACGTTTGGGCCAGCAATACCCACCAAACATTCGCTATCGTCACCTGTACATAGGTATTGATGCCATTCTTTGTGGTGAGCTGCTGGAGGCTTGTCACCCACCACCTCACAGAAATAACCAAAATCTTTACGTGCTCGATCTACATCAACGGTCGAAGAGTGTTTGATAACTCGTTTTTGAGCTGCAGCTCTAGCCGTGCGCCGATAGACGCTATAAAGATTCGTACCTGCCATGCCCGTAGCATAGCGTACTGATTTTTAAGATTCTTCCTGCAGAATCTTTGTCCAGACACCCATCGAGGCTTCTTGGAGTGGCCCTTCAATTGGATCGTCTCGGAAGATTGAAAGCATCTCACGAAGCGCTCGGTCCGCACCAGCGAGGATTAAACCCTGCTTATCGAGGAGAATTTTCTCGTCATTCAGTTGCTTGATCGCACCACGGAGCTCCTTTTGCATCATCGCAATCCGAGAGGTGCCCATATCCTGCTTCACCATCCCCATGTCGATAGCTTCACGCAGCTTGGCAATATCCTGCTGCATGGAGTCGATCTCCATTTCCAACAAACCGTTGAAGTCTCTTTTTCTGTACTCTTTTTTTGACCACTCATCGCAATCAACGATGCTACCTGTAAACCCGAGGAACCGGGAATACAGGTACATTTGGATCGGAGAGTTGGTCCGTTTGCAGAATGTAAGAAAGGATTCTCGGTCTTTATCAGTTAAACCTTGAATCCAGTCTTTCATGTTCGGTACTGCTGTTGAGCCTGATCGTAATCTCTTTGCTCTTTATAGCGCCGGAACATCTCCTGTTGCAAGTCGGTGGTCCGCTGTTCCTTGCCAGCGGTTTCCAACCCTAGTCGGTACTGCTCGCCAGTGGTTCCAATGCCAAGACGTTCCTGTTCGCCAGCGGTGACGCGAGTTGCACGCTCTTCTTCACCGGTTTTACCAACGGTAAGACGCTGTTCTGCTCCAGCAGATTGAGTACGGCGGATATCCTGGCCGGCGAAGAACTCGGCGTTAGTGCGGTCCAACTGAGCGCCCAACTCCATGTTGAGTCGTTGTTGGGCACCACTAACCTCATTCAACGCAGTTTGAGTCTGCAGCGATTGGGTCGGCACCTGGGTAGGAGCAGACGGAGGCGGCGGAGGTGGCGAATAAACAATTGTCGGAGGAGGAGGTGGTGGTGATCCGCCCATAATTAACGACTCGCTGCTTTCAGTTTAACGTGGTTTATTTCAGGCAACCTGAATGTATTGGCCAGCAAAGCTACCCGCAAAACGCTTGGCGGCATCCTGCTGAGCGGCAGTTGCACGTTGACGCTCTGCTTCACCAGTTGCGGCTTGGAGCATTTGATTCTGCTTCGAGGCCATGATCGCCTGCACGTTACTAGGCATCTGCTCTTTGGTGGCCAAGAAAGATTTGCTCGCGGCCAGGTTTCGTGCAGTAGATTCCGCACCAGCAGCACTCAGGTACGGATATAAAGAGGCGAGCTGTTCACGGGTTAAACGTGAAGAAAGCTTTGCAGCCTGCTCCATCTCAGCCATCCGCATCGGGCTGATGGCCTTGTAAAAATCCAAGTATTTCTGAACCTCCTGATCCATAGGAGGAATCGCCGATCCAACCTGACCTTGAAGATCTACATCACGGGAACCCGTAGAGAAATCAGTCCCAATCATCGGGAACGGAATTTTAGAAAAGTCAGTCGTTGGAATCGTTACTTGTGGTAATTTTTGCGTTTTTTCCTTACCAAAAGCTGGAGCGGGTTCCCGGAAAGGGGCACCCACTGCAAAGCCAGGAATTTTCTGGTAAAAGGGTGACGCGGGATCGCTCCAGATTGCGGCCATATCAGCTGTACTGGTATTGTTGGGTTAATGCGGAACCGGCTTGCGAGGCTGCGGTGAGGCCCATCTGTTGGGCAGCTTGCTGGCTACGCTCAAGCATGTTGGCGGCGGTCATGATGTTCTGGCGAACACCGGCTGCAGCCAGTCCGCGTTGGAAGTCTGATTTTTTAGCAAATTCAGCAGCCTTAGTAATTTCAGGCAGCAACAAGCGCATGGCATCTCGTTGAGCTTCAGCAGTCTTAAGGGCTTCCAGACGTTGAGCCATACCAATAGGGCCCAGCACGCTAATAGGGTCGCTCAGCGTACCACCAGGGCCAAAGGTGCCAACAGGAGGAACAGCTCCACCAGTCAATCCCAAATAGTCCACTTCGCCAGGAGCTTGATAACCAGCGGCGCCAGCGGCTAATTCAGCTGCACCGCGAGTGGGTTTCGCAACTTTAGATGCGGCTGTGCCAGCCAGGGCAGGGGCACCGAGTAAAACACCGGTTCCAGCAGCAAGACCACCAGCCATGCCTGGGAGAAGACGGCCAGCCAAACCAGGGCTAGACAGAATGCGACCGCCAGTAGCTAACTGGGCAGCACCAGAAGCAGCTAAACCACCTTGAACAGTGCCAGGGGCAGATGCTGCTACTTGACCTAGTCGAGCAGCACCACCCATCAGACCAGCACCTGCTTGTTTTGCAAGTTCAGACCCTGCAAATTTGGCACCCAGAGCAGTACCCGCCATTCGCAGTCCACCTGGAACAGCAGCACCGAGACCAGCACCAAGCAAAGTAGCACCGATATCGCCGCCGGTTCTACGATACGCTTCAAGACCGCCTAAACCGGCGCCAATAACAGGGAGCAACATAATTTAAATCTCTCTTGATTGTTATTTTAAATTGACTATTTTTAGATATTCCAGGTTCTGCCCGCAGCAGATAAACCCTGGCCTACCATCGGAGCAAATGCAAGGCTCGCCCCACCAGTAAATGGCGCTAACGCTAAACCGGCAATTCCGGCAAGCGCCTGGCCACCACCAGAACCCAAGAAGCCTGGGCTACCCTGTGCCCCCTCCAGGAACATAGGACTCATCTTTTGCGGCTCGTAAATGCTTAAATTTTCTAAAACTTGTCCGCCATATCCTTTGGACCAATCCCCACCCCAGCCAAATGGTTTTTTCTTGGGGGAAGATTCTTCTTCGGCCATAGATCGATATTTGTCCGTTTGCCTAGATTTATCAAATAATTTCCCATACAAGTCATCTTTATCGACCCCAAATTTACCGCCCCAATCGGTGCCTTTGGAGAAGCTGCCCCAGTCATAATCACCTTTCACGGAGGGGGCATCTTTACCAAATGGGCTTTCATAGCCAGGCTTTATTTCACCGTAGCCGCCTTCAAATTTTCCCCCGATATTAAAAGCCATTTTTTCTAAATTAGTAAGAAGACGGCACAAACATTTGCTGTGATAAACCCATTATATCTAAACCACCGCCAGTCGTACGTCCAGCAATACCAACCCCCTGCTGGGCAGATTGACGAGCATTAATTAATTGCAGCTGATGTTGAAATTTTTGCTGCTCCAACATGGCCTCAGCAACAGTTTGATTCGTCATCGGCGACATCCCTGGAGTGTACTGCTGATTTGCAAATGATACAGGGGTAGCTGGTTGACGCAGCGGAAGAGTGTATTGGGACTGTGCATATGTATTTTCTTGTCCCTGTAAAGCTTTACCAATAAGCCCGGCTCCAGCAGCAATGCCACCCGCAGCAGCAATTGGTGTGGCTGCTCCAGCTAATTTTGCAACCATCTCTGGATTACGGGCTGCAACACCAAACAACCCTGGAGCATCTACAGATTCTGCTGCTTTACCAGCTAAACGGTCTAAAACTTTTTTCTCAACAGTTGCAGCACCGGCAGTCGTTGCTAATTTCAAAAAATCACCGAGAGCTCTACCAGCTAGTCGAGTTGCAGTACCCGTAATCATACTAATTTCACTCCTTGATTTGGAAACTTACCAGCAGTATTTGGATCGCTTTCATTAGATCCAGAAGTTGCAGACTCTGAACTAAGTCTAGCTAAGTTACCCGGCCTTACCGCACGATCTTCTTCAACTAAACCACGGGATATTGCTTGGGCGTAATTTTTAGCAAAGGCAGTTGCAAATGACTGGTCCCCAGGGTTCCCGAAATTGGGCTGATCGGTTTTAGATGCAGCATCAATCTTGGCTTGCGATTGAGGAGCAACATCTACAAATGTGCGGTTGGCATAAAAATTTGCGTAATCCGGATTTTTCTTCATATCAGCCACCCAGGGATCACGAATGGGATCAGCAGTTCTATTGGGTCCAAGCGTTCCCGAATAGGGACTTTCGCCAGAACGCCAAGCTTGGTCAGCGGGAGAAGAAAAATCTTTTGGGAAAAACGCCACTTAGATCAACCCTTTTTCTTTTTACGAAGCTTAGTTAAGGTCTTCGCGAGATTAGCCTGTTTAACAGTCTTCGGATCATATTCGTCAGGATTGGAGGTGACTTTGGCTGCATATTCAGCAGTAGTCATGCCTGCTTCCTCTGCCTTTTTAGAAAAGGCGCCAGGATGCTTACTTGTAGCCTCCTGAATCCACTTGCCGCCTTCAGCCATAATCTGTAAATAAAAACTATTTTATCAGGAAGCAGCGTCTACCTTGGCGGCAATCAAATGAGCAGCATGGAGTTCCGGAGCGGATGCTTCAAAAGCGCGGACCTTATCGGCTGCAGCCTGGGGCAACCAGTTTTTCGCCATGTCCAGCGCCAGCTGCTTGATTTCGGGGCCGGTCAACTGGCCATCGGCAACGGACTCAATCGCCAGCTCAAAAGCTTTATCAACTTTGGATCCATCCCAGCGAGCCAGGTTTTGATCCAGTACAGGGTCGATGATGTCGTACGCTTTTTTAACAATCGGACCATATTTTAAAAGCCGTCCTGCAGCCAGGTTTTTCCGGATTAACGAAGCAGCAGCTGCCGCGCCAATGCCCAAGAGCATGGCCAAAATTGGCTCAAGAAAAGACATAATTTGTA